GTATAACGTAAGTATCAAATTAAGTAGAAAAGAAGGTGCTAAACCTGTAACTGAGAGTTATATAGTGGAAGCTATTAATTTTACAGATGTAGAATTCAAATTAAACACAGAATTTAAGAGTTATGCTCCAATATCATGTAAGATAGCTAATTATGATAAAGTATTTGAAACTGGTGAAGGAGAATTCTTTATAATTAAACTTGCTGTTGAAGATGTTGATGGTAAGTTATTAAAAGAAATATTTGTACAAGAAGCTACAGATAATGATTCGGCTAGAAGTAACTTTGCTAAGAATATTAACTATGGTACTGTGTTAGATGTAATTAGCACTAATTTCATGGGAGTAATAAAATAATTTTATTCATTTTAATTAGTTTTTTAACCTGATGTTTCTTTGGAAATGTCAGGTTATTTTATTATCTTTACGTCCCTTTTAACAAATCAAAATATGGTCAAGGTTTACATCGCATCTCCTTATTCATCTGGAGATCAAGCATTAAATGTTAAGAAATCTTTAGATGTTGCTGATAAATTAATACAAGAAGGTTTTGCTCCATTTGCACCATTGCTATCTCATTTTCAACACATGATTCATCCTAGAAGTTATGAAGAATGGATGAAATTAGATTTGGAATGGGTTAGTACATGTGATTGTGTATTAAGATTACATGGAGAATCTTCTGGAGCAGATAGAGAAGTACAACATGCTAAATTATTGAATATTCCAGTATTTTATAATATAAAAGATTTGGATAGGCATTATAGATAAAATAACAAATAAATATATTAAATGGCGTTTGAATTAGTTAAAGAAACTAGAGCACCTAAGTCATTGAATCCCAATATGATGATCATATATTCGACCCCAAAATCGGGTAAGACTACTATAGTGTCTCAATTGAAGAATCATTTGATATTAGAGTTAGAATCTGGTGGAGCAGATTATATTACGGGTAGAATACAAGAGATTTATAAAGCAAGTGAGTTTAATGCTGCAATAGACGCAATATTAGCTTCAAAAGAAAAAGTTTGTGATTACTTAATTGTAGATAGTATCACAAAATTGGACGAATGGTCCGAAATAGTTGGTACTTATAATTACATGAATCAATCACAAGGAAAGAAATTCAATAGAGTTGGTAATGTTGAAACAGGTAAAATGATTATGCATACTAATCCATTATTTGAAACAGTACATAGTATTGGCCAAGGTTATGGATATAAGCATAGTAGAGAAGCTATGACAAATTGGTATGATAAGTTACTTGAAATTTTAGCTTCAGGAAATGTAAAATATGTTATTTTACTTGCTCATGTTAAAGATAAATTAGTTGAAAGTAAGAATGGTGATTCTGTTGAAACTATTGATATTAATTTAACAGGTAAAGTGAAATCTATATTTGCATCCAGAGTTGATGCTATAGGACATTTTTATAGACAAGATGGTAAAGGATACATAAGTTATGATAACGAGTATAAAGTTGTATGTGGTGGAAGATGTACTCATTTAGATGGTAATATTCTTATATCAGAGAAACAAGAGGATAAGTCTATTAAAACATTTTGGAATAACATTTATATTTAAAAATATGCCAGAAAAAGTTTATACACAAAAAGATCTAGTATCTTTTGGATTATACATGGTATCTGATGAAAGAAAAGAATTATTTGAGAATAATACTAATTTTTCATCTGATGCAATAAATGAAAAATTAAAGAGAGTTTATGACTCAGATTTAAGTAATTGGGAAAATAGTGATGCAAGTTTAATTTAATAAATAATATGATTAAATTCGGATTTAAAAGATTAGTGGAAGAGAAAGATAAACCTTTATTTACCTTTCCTTATTTAGTAGTTGGAGTTGCTCCAATTGAATTAAAGAAAAGAACAGAGTTTAAATTAGTTAATGCTAGGGAAGAATTAAAATTTGATATTAAAGATAACAAATTGTCTTGGTTATATGATCAAACAACTGATAAAACTTTTTATCTTATTAATATTAATGGAATTGAAGCAGAGCCTTCAATTAAAGTTAATTTAGATTTAAGTTTCAGTGATGCTAAATTATACACAAGAATGTATAATGCATTAGGTTTGGATGGAACTAAAGAACATTACTTTGAACTAGTTAAAGTAGCTGATATTGAAGGTTTACCAGCAGTTAAATTAGCTGAAATTCCTATGGATATATTATTTGCAGATTCTAATTTAGAAGATAGCAATGCATCTCCAGAGTTAGAGAATGCAGTTGATGCAATGGAAGGTATTGAAGATGATAGAAATGAACAAATAACTTTAATTTAATTATTATATGAGTAAATTTAATTTAGCAAAAGGTGGAGAAGTACAAGAAGCTGGTAGTTTTGTAAGAACTTACATCAGTTATGGAATACATCTACTAAAGATTAATGGTTATGAACTCAAACCAGCTTCAACTGGTAAAGTTCAAATTAAATTCTTAGTAGAAGGTCCAGAAATTAAAGATTTTGTTGGTGCAGAATTACCTGATGGAGGTAATGCAAAAGGACTTATTGGTAGGGTTAATTTTGGAATCTATAAAGATTTCGAGAATGAATCTGAAGTTAAGAACTTTGCAGAGAATTTGACTATTATTGGTCAGAAAATGGGTGTTGAGAAAGAAGTTTCAAATATTTCTGCTGAAACAATTGAACAAACTTTGGATGCATTTATTAAAATTGTAAAAGGTAAATTTGCTTGGTTCCAAATTAAAGGTAAAGAATATCTTTCTAAAGAAGGTAAGAAAGGATTTGAACTTTCATTTATGGAAGGCAATACTGCTAAGAAAGGTGAAACTAGGAATAATATCATCATGGTTAAAGAAGCTGGATTTAAAACATCTGTAGTAGAAGTTGATGGTAAAATTGTAGAATTAAAAGGTATTAATACAGTAGGTAAAGCCATTGGTTCAGCTCAAACATGGAAATTTGATGTTACAAATGAATATCATTTAACTATGTTGGCTCCAGTAGCATCAGATAAAGAACCTGATGAATTAGATGCTGCTAAAGCAGATAATACAAGTGATGATCTTCCATTTTAGTTAATAACTAAGGTTTGGGAGATTAATTCTCCCATTCCTTTAATACTTTAAATTATGAATAGAGAGCAATTTGAAATTACACAAAGTTTATTTTTGAGAATATTTCCAAATCATAGTAATTTAGGTATAACTCCTTACGAATATGATGGATTAGTAAAAAAATTGGAAAAAACTAAGCATGAATATTTACCTGAGAAAGCTCAAAGATTAGAAAGATATGATAAAGCATATAAGTATCTTATTGATAAAGAAGTTACTAGAAACACACCTGATTTAGATAGTATTAAAACAGCTCTTAAAATAGCTTCTGGTATGAATGATATTTGAATATTATGAAATTAAACTTCAAAAATGTTAAAAAAGAACTTACTAAAGAAAACATTGAATTAGAATTAAAAAGAAATGGTTACAATGAATATGATTTAGCTAGATACTATATATCAGGATTTAAGAAGTTTAATGAACATATGAAATCTGACCTTAGACCTGATGATGATAATAATAGTATGATATGTCGTGTTCAAAAGAATAGATTAAGTATTTCAGATTTTGGTTATAGAACTGGTATGGATATTTATGGGTATCTTATGGATAAACTATATAATAACTCAAAAGATAGTTTTCCACATGTTTTAGACACTATTAGACAAGATTTTAGGTTAGATAATATACTCGCATTACCAAAGTCAAAATCATCCCTTAGAGAGGCTCCTATTAAATATAATGAAGAAGTAGTTAATTCTGATTTACCTGTTAAAATTGAGGTGAAGAGAAGAAGATTTCTTGGAGATATTTTATGGAGACATCAAGATAGATATTATTGGGAATCTTTTGGAATTTCAATAAAGAAATTAGAAGATAAAGGAATTTTCCCATTAGAAACATTCTGGATAACCAATTACAATAAAGATGGTATTAGAAAAGAATATAATATTGGAGAAGATTTATGTTATGTATATCCATTTTATAGGAATTCAAAGAATAACTTTATGTATAAACTTTATTTACCACTAGGATTTAAAGGAAATAAAGATTTCAAATGGATTTCTAATGTAAATAAAAAAGTTGTTCAAAACTATCAATTCTTACCTAAAACAGGAGCCTTATTAATACTTCAAAGTTCTTTTAAAGATATTATGGTTATGGAAGAATTGTTTCCAAATCTAAATATAGTTTCATTCAACGGCGAAGGAATATGGTGTGAAGAGTTTGTGTGGACAGATTTAAAAGAAAGATTTACAAGACAAGTTTTATTTGCTAACAATGACTTTACTAAAAAGAATAATCCAGGTTTAACTATGGCTAGAAAACATAGTTTAAAATATAAAATTCCATTTGTATGTACTCCAGATGGAACTACAAGTGATATTTCAGATTATTATAAGAAATATGGTAAAGAAGCAACAATACAATTTTTAAATAAAGTATTTGATAACATTAACCTG